GTTATCCTAATGTGTAGCCAAGCATTTGAATTTCAAACGTGGACTGTAGAAGGTGCGGAGTGGGAAAAGTGGACTAACAAGTGGTTAGAAAGAGTTGAACAGTATTACAAACTCAGCTAAATATAAAATATAGTTAAGGTTGAGAACATGGCTGTTATACAAATTTCAAAAATACAAGTAAGACGTGGATATAACGAACAACTCCCACAATTAGACAGCGGCGAGTTAGGCTGGAGTATCGACACACGACAACTGTATATTGGTAATGGAACATCAGCTGAAGGTAGCCCTAACCCAGGCGGAGTTACTGAATTGCTTACTGAATTCAGTGCTGGCCAAACTGAAATGGCTATAGCCATCATCGAAGGCAACATTGCTAATATACAAGCCAATATTGCTACAATTCAATCAACTATCGCTAGCATAACACCTGCGACAGTGGTATTAGCAGATAATTCTTCAGGCAACACGGGAATTATTACTCAATCAATGATTCCGGCTAGAATTAATTATAATATTGTTAGAAATACCACAGCACGTGTTGGTACACTCAAAATAACAAATTATAACGGCACTGCTACTTATGATGATGAATATGATGAGACTGCTAATACAGGAGTTACATTTGGGTTTACTACCTATGGTACCAATGTAGCAGTAACATACACAACAACCAGCACCGGGTTTTCAGCAAACCTAACTTACACTATCGCGACAGCATAATATGTTGGAAAATTTTTGGAATCTGCGAGTTAATGATAGACTGACGCAGTGGAAAGAACTTCGCCGAACATTAGACACTTTGCCTATAGAACAAGCTGTAGAATGTTTAAATCAATTCTGGAGTCGAGCTCCGGGAGTAGGGTATTATTTGACTCCAGATGATACCACAGAATGGCCAGATCCATGGACATTGTTAGCCGAAAATTACTATTGCGACGTTGCAAAAGCTCTAGGAATAGTATATACTATATATTTTACTAGTCATAAAAATTTAAATCCTGAGATTCGGGTCTATTATGACTATCAAACCAAAGAGCGAAGCAATGTAGCTTGGTTAGCTGATGGAAAATATATTCTTAATTTCTATCCTTACGCGATAGTAAATACAAATGAAATAGAAAAAAAGCAGTTAAAATTACTGTATCAATATTCAAGTATAGATTTAGCATTAAACAAATATTAAAAAGAGGCATTCAAGTTGAGCAACATTCAAGTCACTAAACGCAGTGGAGCACGTGTACCTTTAGACGTTAGCAAATGGCAAGCGCAGGTTACTAAAATATGTGCAGGTATTGCAGATGTCAGTCAGAGTATGATTGAGATCAAAGCACAGCCACACTTCTACGATGGTATCAGCACTAGAGAAATTGATGAACTAACACTTCGAGCTATTGTTGATCTTATTGACGTAGAACATAATCCAGATGTTGGGCATGTAAACTATCAGTATGTAGCAGGTAAACAGCGTCTGAGCATGCTGCGTAAAGATGTCTACGGTGACTATAATCCTCCGCACCTATACGAAATTGTTAAGACTAATGTGGCCACAGGATTATACACAGAAGAGTTGCTTACGTGGTACACAGAAGAAGAATGGAACAAGATGAATGATCTTCTTGACCATGCAAAAGACGAAGAGTATTCATATGCTGCGATTGAACAATTAATCGAGAAATACCTTGTGCGTAACCGCAGTACCAAACAAATTTATGAAACTCCACAAATTCGTTATATGATTGCAGCCGCAACGGTCATGCACAAAGAAGAAACAAATCAAAGATTAAAATTTATCAAGGAATATTACAATGCGGCTAGTGATGGTTTGTTTACTCTTGCTACTCCTGTGCTTGCTGGATTGGGCACTCCAACAAAACAATTCAGCTCTTGCGTGCTTATTCGCAGTGATGACGACTTGGATAGCATCTTTGCTTCAGGAGAAATGATGGCCAAGTATGCTAGCAAACGTGCTGGCATTGGTCTAGAGATAGGTCGACTACGTCCATTGGGAAGTCCTATACGAGGCGGGGAAATCATGCACACGGGTATGATTCCTTTCCTTAAGAAGTGGTTTGGTGATTTACGTTCATGTTCACAAGGTGGTATTAGAAATGCGTCAGCTACTGTGTTTTATCCAATATGGCATCACCAGTTTGATGATCTTATTGTGCTTAAAAATAATCAGGGCACTGAAGAAACTCGTGTTCGTCACATGGACTATGGTGTCGTATTGTCGGCGTTCTTCTGGAGACGCTTCAAAAACAAAGAAAACATAACATTCTTTGATCCTAATGAAGTTCCTGACCTATATGAAGCATTTTACAAAGATGCTAAACTGTTTGAAGAACTGTATGTTAAGTATGAAAAGAAAAGCGGTCTACGTAAGAAAGTAATGTCGGCAGAAGAAGTATTCAAAGGCGGTATCTTAAAAGAGCGCACAGATACTGGACGTATCTATCTAGTGTTTATTGACAATGTAATGAACCAAGGACCGTTTGATCCGGAATATCATACTATCTATCAAAGTAATCTTTGCTGTGAGATTTTATTGCCTACTAAACCATTTAAGCGTCTCGATGATGATAGTGGCCGTATTGCTCTTTGCACACTTGGGTCAATTAACTGGGGTGCTTTCCGTAACCCAGAAGACATGCGCCGTGCTTGCCGTATTCTACAACGTAGCCTATGTAATATCTTAGACTATCAAGACTTTTTATCTATTCAGTCTAAGTTAAGCAACGATGAAATCCAACCTTTGGGTATTGGTATTACTAACTTGGCCTATTGGCATGCTAAACGTAGCTTTAAATACGGTGAAAAGGATGCCCTACAAGAAGTTAAATCATGGATGGAGCATCAGGCATTTTATCTAACAGAAGCAACTACAGAACTAGCACGTGAACGCGGTGCTTGTTTAGACTCAGCTAAGACACGTTATGGACAGGGTATTTTTCCATGGGAACTACGTGCTAATGGCGTTAATGAACTTGCTGACTTTACTCCAGAGTTGGATTGGGAAGGCCTACGTGAACATGTTAAACAATATGGTGTGCGTAATGCTACTTTAATGGCTGTAGCACCAGTCGAAAGTTCTAGTGTTGTTATTAACTCAACTAACGGTATTGAAATGCCAATGAGTTTGATTTCAGTTAAAGAAAGTAAAGCAGGCTCGTTTATTCAAGTAGTTCCAGAATATCATAAATTGAAAAACAAATATCAATTGATGTGGGAACAAAAAGACTGTGATGCTTACTTGAAAACTGCGGCTGTTATTGCGGCCTATGTAGATCAAAGTATTTCAACTAATACATTCTACAATCCAGCACACTGGGCAGATCGTAAAGTACCAACTACACTTATTGCTAAAAACTTGATGCAGGCTCATTTGTGGGGCATTAAGACCTTCTACTACAGCCTTGTGAACAAGCAAGGATCAAAAGCAGATGTAGAAGCAACTCCACTACAAACTGGTCAAGTAGAAGAATTTATTGAAGAGGACTGCGAAAGCTGTAAACTGTAATGGCCTATTCTGAAAAAGTTTTAGAACATTATGAAAACCCACGCAATGTAGGTAGTTTAGATAAAAACTCTCTTAAAGTAGGCACTGGTATGGTAGGTGCGCCTGCTTGCGGTGATGTGATGAAATTACAAATAGAGGTTGATAATGGCATTATCACTGATGCTAAGTTTAAAACTTACGGATGCGGAAGTGCGATTGCTAGTTCGAGCCTCGTTACTGAATGGCTTAAAGGCCGCACGCTTGACCAAGCTCAAGCAATTAAGAACAGCGAGATTGCTGAAGAACTTGCCCTACCGCCAGTAAAGATACACTGCTCAGTCTTGGCGGAAGATGCTATCAAAAGTGCAATAGAAGATTACAGGAAAAAGAATCAATGAGTAAAGAACAATATAATTTATTAACCAAAACAAACTATCTACAACGTAAGATGTTCCTTGATCCGGCAGGTCCTGTAACTATCCAACGCTTTGAAGAAGTTAAGTATAACAAAGTTGCTAACTTTGAAACCACAGCCAGGGGGTTCTTTTGGCAACCAGAAGAAGTTAGTCTAACTAAAGATGCTAATGATTTTAAAGATGCGAGTGATGCAGTTAAGCATATCTTTACCAGCAACCTATTACGTCAAACAGCCCTAGATAGTTTACAAGGCCGCGCACCTAATCAAGTATTCGGCCCAGTGGTGAGTATCCCGGAACTAGAAGCACTTATCAGCAATTGGAGTTTCTTCGAAACTAACATTCACAGTAAGAGCTATAGTCATATTATTCGTAATATCTATAATGTACCTAAAGATGTGTTTAATACTATTCACGACACTGCTGAGATTGTGGGCATGGCCAGTACCATTGGTAACTATTATGATGCCTTACATGCTATTAATTGTCGTAAAGAAATGGGCGAAACTGTAGCAGAACGTGATCATATCAAAGCTATTTGGTTAGCCCTACATGCCAGCTATGGCCTAGAAGCATTCCGCTTTATGGTATCATTTGCTACAAGTTTAGCCATGGTTGAGAATAAGATCTTTATTGGTAATGGTAACATTATCAGTTTGATCTTACAAGACGAACTGCTACACAAAGAGTGGACAGCGTTCTTGATCAATCAAGTGGTTAAAGAAGATCCACGTTTTGCTGACATCAAAGCAGAATGTGAAGATGAAGTATATCAGATGTATATGAGTGTTATCAAGGAAGAGAAAGATTGGGCTGATTATTTGTTCAAAATGGGGCCAGTTATTGGTCTAAACGCTAATATTTTGAAGGATTTTGTTGATTATACAGCCGTAGATGCACTAAAACAAATTGGCATACGTTACAATCAACCTGCACCAAAAACAACACCTATTCCTTGGTTTAACAAGCACAGCGACACCAGCAAGAAACAAACAGCCTTACAAGAATCAGAGTCAACTAACTATGTCATTGGTGTAATGGGTGACAGTGTTGATTATGATGCACTACCAAGTTTATAAGAGAGAAAAATGTTAACAGTATATTCAAAAAATAATTGTCCGTTTTGCGACAAAGCCAAGCATTATCTAAAAACTAATGGGTTCGAGTATGAAGAAATTAAAATCGATGAGAATCCAGAAGCACGTGAATGGTTGATCAATGAAGGTCACCGCACAGCCCCACAGATCTACAACAATGGTAAATTGTTAGTAGAAGGTGGATATCAAGGATTAGCAAAGTTAAACGCTGATCAAATTCAAGAACGCATAGGAGCGACAAATGCTTAAAGAGAACGGATATAGTAAAGATACTATTGTAACATTTAAAATAGTTAATGGTGATGAAATCATTGCTAAAGTAGTAGCCGAAGATGAAACTGGGTTTACAGTAAGTAAACCATGCACGGCTATTCCGAGTCGTGATGGATTAGGTTTGATACAAACTATGCTAACAAGTGACTTAAATAAGAGTATAGTTTTAGATCGTCAACATGTGATGATGCATGCCCCAACAGTTGAAGATGTTAAAAATCATTACATTGAAACAACTACAGGTATTAAACCAGCATCGGCTGGCGGTATTATAACTTAAGGTAATTTAGTAGCATGTCAGAACATGATATATCGTTAGTAACATCACAAGCAGGATCAGTTGTAGCCGAAGGCCAGAAAGTTAGTTTAGGCATTGCATCTGGCAGCATAACCCCTAGTACTATTACTGCTATGGTGGGAATATCTAAAAATCTTGGATTACAAATTGCTCCAAGTGTTACTAATGCTATGAGTGTTTTATCTACTCATGCAGGTTATAATTCAAATAGCGCAGGTTATATTCCAGGAGTATCGGGTCCGACTGGTAGTGCTGCAAACGCATTATCTAGTCTAACTACTATACAAGGACAAATGGGATTTACTGGAAATCCTAGTACCGACAATCATGCCGGGTTTGGGCAAATTTTAAATCAAGCACAAAATCATATTAGTGATGCGCAAAGTATACAAACAACTACCAGCTTTATTTCAAATAGTAGTTATAGTGACTTTGGTAGTGGTATTACTAATATGAGTAGCATGTCTAATCAGGGATTAGTTGGAAGTTTAGGTAATTTGTCTGCTGCTGGTAATGCTTTTTCGGCAGCTGGTCCTGTGTTTGATTTAACTGACATGAGCAATTTTGGTACTGGTGCAGGATTAGTTAATAAATTATCTAGTGTAAAATTAGGTAATGCAACTGGAGTTAATGCAGCATTAACACAAAATAATGTTGATTTAAATAATCTGAGTGATCCGTCTTACAGCGATACTATTACACAAACATTATCATCTATCAATGATCCAACTGTTATTTCTACAGTGACTAATCAATTGGGTATTAGTCCTCCGGGTAACATTACTAATTTAAATGATTTAACTGATATTAATAAATTAGCAAATCCAAATTCTGTAAGTGGCTTAACTGGCGGATTAAGTGGTATGTCTGATAAGTTCAGCGACATGGGAGCAAAATTTACCAGTCCGACTGACGCAGCAAGTATGATGAATAACATACAGGTTCCTAGTATTCCGACCCTAGATACCAGTGCATCTGATTTATCTGCACACATGACCAGCTTAACACCGAGTATTCAATCAATGACCGGAGTAGGAGTTGGTGTCAGTCCACTATTAGGTTCAAACGGATTGCCTAGTATGCAAGACTTTACACATGTAGTCAGCGGTGGACCTGAATTATCTAATATAACATCTCCTAGCAGTTTAACTGCTGGACAAGTTAGTGCATTAAGTGATTCGATATCTAAAACATCAGGTCTTATGGACACAGCTGGTATTGACTTAACTTCTGTACCGACATCTACCCTAAGTACTAATATGAGTTTTGCTACTAATTTACATAAATTTGGTGTAGATTCTACTGGATCTGGAGTAAGTGATGTACTTAATAGTATGGCTGTACCAAATAGTATATACGGTGATAGTATTAAAAATAGTCTGGCAGAAGGTAAGAATATTTCACTAATGCAAGCGCAGGGCATTAATCCTCTAAAATTTAGTTAAAAATTCACTATATTTTAACAAGAACAAAGTCTGTAGTTGCTCATCATAAAAATCTAGGCGAATGTCGGTGAACCTATCCATAAATCCGTTACTGTCACTGTCACCATGCCAAGTATGTTCTCGCACACTAAAACCTAGATTAGCCTTTAATCGCCAACTGATCAACAAAGTAGTACGTCCATGATCTTCTATAATCTTTTCCTGCAACTTGTGCCAGGAATCCATTGATAATGTAAGTGTTTTAGTCATTACAACCACCTCAAACAAAAAATAGTATAATCTTCTTCTTTAGCAAACACCACACCTAGATATAGATAAAACTCATCCATGTGCCATCTACACACAACAACACTAAGGTCCATGGCCATTAGCCAACCTGGTAGTTCGTCAGCAACAAAATACCCATTATCTCGTTGGAAATGGCTTTCGATGCTGTCTAGTAGTTCACCGTTGATTAGCTTTCTTTTCACGGAAACACCATGGTAAACAATAAATGTTTTTGCGGATCTACAACAGCGTATCCTGACAGTCCAAGCGTTTCGTTGTCGTAGATTAGTTCAACACCCCAACGATCTCGCAGCCAATTGGCAAATGACCAAGTGTTTAAGTCGAAGTCTGCGGCGGGATCGATGAATTCTTTCATCCATGCTGTGCGAGCATCGGCTAACTGTTTTAAACTGTGTAGGTGTTGATCTTCGCCTAGGATGGTATCTATGCGTCTAGGCAGATCCTTGTAGAACTCGTCTTTTTGTGTAGCTGATAAGTCATTGGCGGCATCAACTGCGGCACTGATGTTCTTAAGACGATTAGTTAAATCATTTTGTGAAGACATATACACCCTCCCATTTTTCACGCCCAGCAACTTTATCATTGCCTACACCTGGGCGAGTGTTTAGCATCATCTTGATAGTCTGCTTGTGTTTAAATCCTAGTTTTGCAGCAGTTTCGATCCAACGGTCAACTACTAGAAATTCTCGATCTTTGCCTACTTTATAGTCAGCAATATTAGTGGCAAACACACCATCTGCATTTAAACCCTTGTGAATATTTGCCATAGTAGGCACAACATATCCTTCGAACCATTCATCAAGTGTAGTAAATTGATTCATACACTGTGTAGGTTCATCACTGTATTTTTCTAAGTTAAAGTACGGTGGACTACTAAATGCTAGATCCACGTCCTCGGGAACAAATACTTCACTGACATTCTTATGTAATGTACCTCGACGACCGAGACTATCGTATATACAATCATTTAAGTAGTGTAGATATTCTATGGTTTCTGTGTTAGGGTCCACTGCGGTGTAGTTATAGCTCATTGTACTGCAACTGATGCCTAAGAGCCTTCCGCCGTAGCCAGCACTGTAATCATAAACATTACCCCATAGAACAGGACATAGGTACTCAGCAATAGCACAAGCATTCTGTGGTTTAAAATTCTGGATATTTTCTCCGGTAACCAATTCCAACGCTCGTCTGAGTGCTGTAGGGCTAACAAGATTATCGCCAGTCCTAAACTCAAAGCAAATGCGTATGGCGCGACGCAACTTAGTATCATCATTGAAACGATCCTTTAAACTATTGCTGCCACGACCCTTAGGTTCGGCAGTCATCATATTTGGAAAACAAAAACGGTTAATGCTTTGCCCTTGATTGTTGCCAAGTCCTATTACACCATTCTTAACTTCATTGTAATTACTTAAACTTAGATTACGAATAGCAGAGTATAATCCCTGTTCGGTATAATAGTTAATTGGTACAATATTAATTGAACGGTAGATATTAAACACCTCTTCGATAACCTGTTCTGGTGCTTGATCGTACCGCTCTTTAGTATAGTCTGCTAATTGGTCTGCTACACCTTCGTAGCAGGTAAACATATCCGTGCCCTGTAGTAGTGCATGGGTATGATAATTGTCTGTACCCCAAGTTTTGTGTAAATCTGCTATACCTATCATTACTAATTGTATTCCTATGGCTATTATACTTTAAATTAACTCAAAAGTCAAGTCAAAAAACAATTCAGCTTGGCGATTGATAATTATGTGCATGTTATTAATTTCGTATGCACCAGGACAGTGAGTATTAAGCCAGTCGATTAACTTTTTATATTCAACTGAATCAACATCTTCTGCTAGAGCATATATACAAGCTCTAGGGCTCTGGGAAATTTTTTTAAATTTCATTCTGCAAACCTTAGGACTAATAGGGTGAACAATTTGTCAGTGATGTTGATTTGTTTCTCAAACTTCCACCAGTCTGGATCAGCAACACCGTATTGACTGTGTTCTGTGTCTAACCATCCACGTACTTCATTATCGGCAGCTATACGATGCATCTTGCGACCTCTACGATCAGTCCAGGATTTGTGTATACGATATTTGTATAAAGACCAAATCTCCTCCATGACCATACGGTCAATACTACGTTGCATCAACTGTGATTGGTGTTGTAGTATCTGATCTGCTAAACTTAATGTTGATTTACCCACGTGCCTTCCCTTGGCTATGACTCTACGCATACTTTAATGTTACCATCATTGCGTGTTGATGATCTTCAATTAAAAACTCATTACGACTACATTTAAACTTAGCGTTTTGTGACTTGAGATAATAGATAACTGTGACATCTTTGTGCATAGGATTGATAGTAACATGATGCCACCCTTCTCTGGTGCGCATGTCACGTTCCATATACCAATTCCACGGCTGAGTGTCCCAATCAGTCCAATCATTTTGATGCATAGAAAAAACATAGTCTTCCCATTCATTTGACCATATGTCTTCTTCGTGTAGTCGATCTAAGGCAACGTTTTTAGGTATTTTACTCACGCCCACCTCAACATAAACATAGTGTAATCTTGGTCACTAGGGAATATTACACAATAACTCTCTACATCAGCTTTAAGTTGGCTAAATTTAACATTATACTCTAGTTCAAATTCATCTTGCCATTGCCATACTGTAAGTTTACGCTTTTCTGCATCCATACTCACAGCCGCACGATGTATTATTCTAAAAGGAACAAATTGTACACATCTATGATCTGTCATGCCCACCTCATAATAAATGCAGTAACATCTTCTTCACGTTCTAATACTACGGTCATGCCTTCTTGATGCATACGACCCCTAGGTAGATTGATATCCATCCACGCATATATAGCTTTTTCGTTTTTCATCCAATAGCTAATATCAGCAATGACAATATAATGGTAAGGCATTTCTTGATCAAACGGACCGCTTACTATGAACTTACGTCCGTTGGCACCATCTAATATGCTCATGACCACCTCAACTTTGCCATAGTAGCATGTTCTTCTTTTAAACAGAGGAAATGGTATTCATACTTACCATTGACGATATATTCCATATCTTCGTAGAGTGTATCAATAGCATTATCCTCTAACCAAGCATCAACTTCGTCCCTAAACGCAACCGCCGTTAGATACTTATCGTAGTCACCACGGGCTGTGACTTTAATATAATGACTTGTTCCGTTATAGTAGTATGCCATTATGCCCACCTCAACAAAAACGCTGTATATGCTGCATCACTAGGAAAAACTAATTCATCCCAATTACCCCAGTTGCTTTGAATAATCTTAACATTGTGTAGTTGCTCAAAGGCATCTTTATGTCGGTGTCGTTCTAATCCAAAACCACCGTTAGCAATTACCGCTTGGTTGGCATTATGAAACGCTGATAGTATTTTGTGTATTGGAACTCTCATGCCCACCTTAGGGCAAATGCGGTAGCATCTTTACTGTGCTCAAAGTAAAAATTATAATAGCCAAACCAATTAAACACGTACCAAACATCCCCCAAACCGAGACCAATCATGCCTGGTTCTTGTCTACCTAGCCCAAGAGTATGCTCGCACCACTTCGTCATATTGTAAATGCTCCACGTGTTATCACCTTCCACTTTGGGTATGCGAACCGCATGCCACCCTTGGTCGAGTAACTGTCGTTCTACTTGTTGTCGCTCTACTGGTGCTGCTCTCATGAGTATCTCATTAAAAATGCTGTTAGATCTTTAGGAGTACCAAAGCGTATAAAATGTCGTTTGATATGTCCGGCCTTGGCCTGATTAAATTTGTACACTGCATTATATTCAGCTAGAGCAGCCTTGACCCGTTGGTACTCTGAAATTTCAACAACAGGATCATCGGGCACATATCCAATTATATCTCTTAAAAAATTAATAAAAATTCGAGCCGCGTGATCACTGCCCTTGATGTTCAAGTACACCGGACCTTCTTCGATGTTACCATATGTAATATCTAAGGTCATTATTCGTGCTTCAAATAAAAGTATGTAATATATTCTTCAGCTTCTTGCTGTTTACGTAGATCCCAGTGCCAAGTATCATAGGCCATACGACGCACACCTTTACGGTCCTTGAGCTCTTCAGCTATATCATAAATTACAGCATCCCATTGAGGCTTTAGACTGTGTTCAACAATCATTGCCAAATGTCCGCCATCTTGCTCTAATAGAATCTTCATGTTACTATTATATAGTCACTCAGTAGAAAAGTCAAGGAATATTATTTTGGTTAATATTTTGGTAAACCTAATCATTGATTTTTATTTTTAATAGCTATATATTACAACAGTCTTAAATAAATTCGAAAGGAAAGACAGTGAGTACGCATAATTGGAAACCAGCACTACCATTAACTAGATATTTTGAACCAACTCGCACTGATAAAAGTGGTGAGCGTGCAAAAGCCAAATATAAAAATCATAATTTGCCCATATTACAATATATGTATCACGGCGATGTATTAACTCCATTGCACTGTGTAGTATCCGGAGCTCCTGGGTGGATCGATTTTCCATGTATTATTACAAAAAATGAAAAACAAAGATTTAATATAGACTTTAATCATATTAGACAAGAACAATTAGGTGCAATGCAAGCAGGCACAAGTAAAGATAAGGGTATGTATGACCCAAGTCATATTTTTAGAAGTAAACGTTTGAACGAAAATCCAATATTGCTGTTAGAGTTTATGACCATCATGCCAGTGAGCCAAGAAATTCACAAGTATATTACACAGGACAGCGCACTGAATCATATTACATTAGCAAATTTTGATAGTAAATATTGGCCATGGATACTGCAATCAAAGTCTAATTTTGATCAGTTTACCAATTCATTTGGATTGACAGAAATTGATTATAATTGGTTTATTGATCACCTAAGTGATATTAACCAACCAACAATTTCGTCTCGGGTAACAGTTAAACCAATTGATGCTCAATTTGTTCCAACCTGGAATCAAATTTAGGTAGCCACCCGCGGATCTTAGCTAATATGCCACTACCGTTGTCTTCGGCAATTGGCTCGTAAGTAAGTGCAGGTTCTTTTTGTGTTATAGTTACGTGTTGTTTCTTTAACACTTCTAGAACCTGTATTAATTCCGGAGTTAGGTGTTTGGTAAATTCCTCAAGAATAGTTTTGTATTGAGGAGTTTCGGTAGGTTTGGGGTCTTTGGTTAGTTTGAAGTAGGCACTTTTAGTTTCTACTACACGTGTTAATACAGCATCTTCGATGTCAAATAACTCAGCTACATCTTCGCGACGTGCTTGTTTTACATCGGCCTGTAGTTGTTTTAACTCAGTGGTTAATTCATCAATACGCATCATATTTTTAGCAAGACGTGTAAATTCAGCACTCTTATAAGAGCTCAGTCTAGCTGTAACTTTAGTTGGATCGTCAGCGTAGCTAACATCTGGGTGCTCAATTCTAGCTTCAACTAGGTTAATGTAGTGTAATAAATTCTTCATAATACTATTTATATTAATCTACTTGACTTTTATTTTAAACGACTGTATAATTGCTGTTAAGTTAATTAAGAAAGGTAGCAAATGGTTACTACAAACGCATTAAAGAATAGATTTCCAAAACGTGAGTTTGATGTTACAAGTAAAGCAGACTTAACAGCTTATAAACAGTTTATTACTACACATAGCTGGGGTGAAAATGGTTGTCCATTTGAATTAGAATGGCCATGGTTGAGCATTCCTGATATGATTGCTAATAAAATTGCTGAACATGCTGTAGAAAATATGTAATTGTTGTAACTCCTAAAGTTGTAATTTTAAGGACCTTCGGGTCCTTTCTTTTTGACTATAAATACTGTATGGCTTCATACTCTATACATGCTAATAATATCAGTCAAGCAACGCCAGTCCTACGTAAAGGTCCTATTTCAATATATTCAGATGTTTCTGTTTATTTTGTAGTAGGTGAGAAACCAGAAGCAATTCCAGGAAAAAGTGCTTTACTACATGCTGGCGAAACTCGCCAAATAAAATTACCAGTTAGTTGTAGCCGCATTGCATTTACGGCAGTTAATAATCAGGGCATGGTTATCATAACTGAACTTACCGTAGGAGCAAAAGCAAGCTGTTCGGCGTAACATTAGCTAAATACAATTATTAGATTAGAGGAACACTCATGGCAGTCTATGACATCGCAGTTGGCGCAACAAGTAATGTTAGCGCAATTTTAAACAGTACAAAAGTTAAAGTATCAAGCACCGTGTCTTGTTACTATGCAACTGGGCACAATCCAGTTGCTTATGCAGGTAATTGTGCAATATTACCAGCAGGTGTAGTTCGTGATATCAATTGCGGACCGGGTAACTTAATAGCAAGTGGCGGTAATATTACACAAGCAGGACAAGGTCCTCAAATCGCTTTCCTAGCAGTAAGTGGCACTGGTACAGTAAGTGTAACTGAAATTGGTTGGGTTAATTTTGCAGTGACACCTTGGTAAGGATAAAACATGAGAGCAAGTGAAATTTTAAGAAAGTTAGCTGACGTAATTGATCAGCATACTGGTGGTGAAGAACAAGCCCGCCCGGAAAATTCAGTACCACACGCTGAATTAGCACCTGTAGAAGTTGATCACACAGATGCCACAGAACCTACAGCAATGGTTCCGCCCTTACAACAAAAACTTGAACTGTTAAAACAAGCAGTACAAGGGGAACAAGAAACATGTCCAATATGTGGAGCAACTGAATGCGAATGTGAAGGCCCAGATGAGCTAAACATCATTAAACAAAATGCAGGCCTTCCTGTTATCGTTGCCCATACAGCTGGTGAAGATAACGACATTGGAGATTAGTTCCAATGTCACAAGCAGTTAAAATTAGCAGTGGTATTACACAAGATGCATTCACTTCTCACATAGGTGAATTTGGTCGTTTATTCTACAATTTAACCACTGGCGAACTACGCCGCAGTGATGGTGCAACTCCCGGTGGACTACCTGTTTACATTGCTGTTGGTAATGCTAACATTGGTAACTTACTAATTACTAATACCACAATTAGTACACAACCTGCTAATGCTAACTTAAACGTACAGACCAATGGTACTGGTACTGTTAATCTAATCGGTAATGTGGGATTCTTTACTACAGCCTCAGGTGCTACTGGATCTCCTCTATTTTCTGTAGATAATTTTGGTAATGTAGTGGTCAATGGTAAATTGAACATCAACGGCCAAAGTTATTTTGTTGGTAATGAAACTAATTTTGGTAATATAACAGTTACAGGTAATGCTGTTAATAATGGGACAACTACATTTAACGGTGCTACTATCATTAACGGTGATACTACTCGTACAGGTAACACTTATCAAACTGGTAACGTAACTATCACTGGTAATTCAATAAACACTGGTTCTAGCACGTTTAACGGTAATACTGTATTCAATGGCAATGCTTACCACACAGGATTCACATCATTTGTTGGCGATGTAGCACACATAGGTAACATTGTCATCACAGGCCAAACAACTAACAATGGACTGAGCATATTCAACGGTGACCTAACCATTGCTGGTAATGCGCACTTAGTTGGCAACACAAGCATAACTGGTAATACTACAGTAACTGGCAATACTCTAGTAACTGGAACTACCACAGTGACTGGTAATACAATAGTAACGGGATATACAACTGTTACAGGTAATACATTGGTAACAGGTAATACTGTAGTAGTTGGAACCACAACAGTAACAGGTAATACTCTAGTAACAGGTAACACTCTGGTAACTGGTAACACCACAGTGGTAGGAACCGCAACTCTAACTGGTAATAGTTATATAGCTGGCAATACTTTTGTTACAGGAACTACCACAGTAATTGGTAATACCTATGTAACTGGACAGGTTACAACCATTACAGGCAACACTTACCTACAAGGTAACAGTTTTGTCACTGGCACTATATCAGTCACTGGTAATAGCATCCAATCTGGACTATCAACATTCATAGTGTCTGCACAAAACAGCACTCAAGGTGCTGTAGAGATTACCGGCGATGCCAGCGGTAGTTGGCAAACTCCTGTTAATACTGGTGTAATGCTGCACGTCACAGGCCAAGCAAACTTATCGAGTCGCATCTATAATGACGCCATAAACAACTATGCCTTGTTTACTGGTCGTAGATTTGATGGTACAATGGCTAACCCGTCAGCAGTTCAAGCCAATGAGGACATTTTCCGTATTGCGGGAGGTGTATATACCAGCAGTGGTTGGGCAAATATTGGCCCAAGTCGTATCAGTTTTGTAAGTAATGAAAATCAAACTGCCACTAACCAAGGCGGACGTATTGAATTCTGGACTACAGCAAATTCATCTGGTCCAGCTTATGCTAATATACAAAGAATTGCCTATGTTGATGCTTCAGTTGGCCTACAGGCAACACAGTTCACTACACCAGGTAACGTAACAGCCAACTATTTTGTTGGTAATGGTTCGGCACTAACTGGTATATCAACATACAGTAACACAAACGTATCTTCATATCTGCCAGTCTATTCAGGAAACATTGCGGCCGGTAACGTTGCTATTACTAACAATGAAACAGTTGGTGGTAATGTCACAGTAACTGGCACTATCACAGGCAATTTGGTAGGCAATGTCACAGGCACTGCTACTAAAGCTAATGTGGCCACTAATTTATCCGCGGCTTCATCAATCCTAGCAGGACAGGTAAGTGTTTCAAGTCTGACTCTAGCTAAAAATACCACAACATTGGATGCTAATGTAACTGTCGCAGGACTAACTACCAGTCATAAAGTTATGGTTATGCCAGCAGCTGATATGACTTCAGGAGCATTTATTTCTGCCGCATATCCGCTTTCCGCAAATACCTTAGGATTCCAGCTGCAATTTTGGGCGCCAAATGGTATGGGTACCACTCTCTCTGCTTTTAATCTAACCTATTTCGCTTGGATCTAATATGTCTGACGTTATCTGGATTAATCCAGTGGTCAAAGGCAGCTGCACCCCAGACGGCGGGTGTGGTAGTGCTTGTTGTATGTTCAAGGTCTATTCAGATGCTGTAAACTATACCCTAGAATGGTGTCAATACTACGATCAAGATCCTAGTGTAACTCTTAAATGTACCATATATGAAAACAGATATGAGGGTTGTAAGATTTACCCATCTGAGCCACGATTCTTTTTAAACAATCCGCATTGTGGATATTATCTTGAAGAAGCATAACCAAATAGTTTGACATTGTTTAACTACAATGTTAAGCTATCAATATACACTAATAAATAATTAACTATGATATTTGGATTATTCGTTCTAGGCGTTGCCTTAACTATTTCGGCTGTGGCCGCATACTACAGTATTGCTGGCCTATGTGCTATATTTGCCGCGGCAGTATACCCAATTATTATCATGGGTGCCGCACTTGAATTGGGCAAAATTGTAGCCACAGTTTGGTTACACAAGTTTTGGCATCGTGCTCCACTTCAATTTAAAATTTATCTTGTCCCAGCCATTGTAGTGCTTATGTTAGTTACCAGCATGGGCATTTTCGGTTTCCTCAGCAAGGCACACATGGATCAATCCGTTACGGTAGGAGATAGTTCTGCCCAGGTACAAATCCTTGATGAAAAGATTAAAACGGAACAGGATAATATTGCTACGAGCAAAAAAGCCCTAGCACAAATGGATAGCCAGGTTGACCAAATGCTATCACGTACCACAGACGACAAAGGCACTAACAAAGCAGTTCAAATACGCAAGCAACAAGCAGGTGAACGTAAGAGTTTACAAGCTGATATTGCTACGGCACAGTCAAACATAGCTCGACTACAAGAACAGCGTGCTCCGCTTGCGGCACAGTCACGCAAAATTGAAGCAGAAGTTGGTCCAATCAAATACATAGCGGCACTGATCTACGGTGATAATCCAGATGCTAACCTATTAGAACGTGCTGTGCGTTGGGTAATTATTCTATTAGTTCTAGTGTTTGATCCTTTAGCACTTATCCTTATCTTAGCCGCAGAACAAACAGTTGAATGGTCTCGAGAAGATGATAAAACAAAAGCTGAAAAGGATCAGAAACGTGAAGGGTGGCATCAAGAATGGATACCTGATAGTGAAGCATGGCCTGAGTGGGATGAAACAGCCGCATACGAACCAGATGATGGTCCGCTAACTGATGAGCAATTAGAAGCCATCAAAGCCGCTGCAGGTAATGTAGAAATGACATCAATGTCTTCAACCTTATTCGATACAGAACGAGAATTCTTTGATCATGGCCGAGAAATTGCCCGTGAAATAGATGCTAACAATGGTAAATTTAGTCCGATTGATAGTTGGAATGCTAGAATAGACGAAAAGCATAATGATGGGCTAATTCAACATCATACGCATACTGAATACCTAGAAACACCGGAAGAACATGTGCAGGATCAACATCCATACCTGACTAAACCTTGGTCATGGGGTCCTACTGAAGAACCACAAGGTGAAAGTGCAGAAGATTTTATTAACAAGTTAAATCAACAATTTGCACCTACAACGCCGGACGAAGAGACTTATACATTATTAAATTCTGGTGTAACTATTAATGTAGTAAAAGATAATCCACATATTGACCCAGATCCTATTCTTAATACGGCTAAGACTAATTTTGTAGATATTCCAGATATGAGCATCACAGCAGACAATGCAGTAAATACTCAAGCAGGATTTGGTACAGAGTTTCCAGCAAATCCGGGCAGAGGTGACATGTTCCTACGTGTAGATTATCTACCAGGTAAACTATTCAAATGGAATGGTATTAAATGGATTGAAGTAGACAAAGACAAAACTGATCAGTTTGCTTATGATCAAGAGTATATCAAACACTTAGTGGAAAAAATTGATTCAGGAGAGTATGATGTTGATTTACTTACTGCCGCTGAACAAGAACAAATATCGAGATATCTAAATGACACAAACCAATAGCAGATTTATAACTCCCCCTGATACAGTATATCCAGACAGCAATCACACAGTGGTATTAGTGGATGCTACACCAGAAGACATAGAAAAAATTAATTACTTCTGTAATGCAAGTAATAAAAATTATGATATTTACTTGTACAAAGGCGATTATGACGATCTACAATGGTTAGGGGCAGTGACTAATCTAGCAGATCATGTATTAATCAATGAATCTAGTCAAGTAACTATTTCGGGCATTGGTAATCAAAGCAAATTTAGTTTAAATGTATTAGAATATTTTCAAAAGTTTGACGATAATAGCAATCAACTATAAATAAACTACACATATAATTTCAAGGAAAAATATGGCATTTCAAAACTCATTAACAGGTAGTACAGTCTACGTTAAAAACGATAACGTAGAACAGGCACTACGCAAATTTAAGAAAAAGATTCAAGACAGCGGCCTACTACAAGAAGTACGTGACCGTGGCGAATACGTTAAACCGACTATCGTACGTAAGAAAAAAGCCGCACAGGCTAAACAACGTTGGAAACGTAAACTACAAAGCCAACAACTTCCAGATAAACTTTATTAATTTTTGATTGTCAATTATTTGACAACTAGATAAACTTGTTGTATAAATATATATGTAGGATGCCTAATTAGGGTTCTACATATTTTTAGATCTTGCTTAATTAAAGGAGAAACTATATGTCTAAGATCATTGGTATTGACCTTGGCACCACTAATTCTTGTGTGGCCATTCTTGAAAACAACAAACCACGTGTAATTGAAAATAACGAAGGTGCTCGTACTACCCCTAGTATTGTTGCCTACGGCGATGAAATCGCAGTTGGTGCACCAGCCAAACGTCAAGCAGTTACAAATCCAAAAAATACAATCTATGCAGCTAAACGTTTAATCGGACGTAAATTCGAAGAACAAGCTGTACAAAAAGACATCGATTTGATGCCTTATAAAATTATTAAAAATACCAACGGCGATGCTTGGGTAGAAGTTAATGGTGATAAATTAGCGCCTCCACAGATCTCAGCAGAAGTCCTACGCAAAATGAAAAAGACTGCGGAAGATTATTTAGGTGAGGAAGTAACACAGGCAGTTATCACAGTACCGGCTTACTTCAACGACAGCCAACGTCAGGCTACTAAAGATGCCGGTACAATTGCCGGACTAGAAGTTCTACGTATCATTAACGAACCAACAGCGGCCGCTCTAGCATTTGGTATGGACAAAGCTGAAAAGGGTGATCGCAAGATTGCTGTTTATGACCTAGGTGGTGGTACATTTGACGTAAGTATTATTGAAATCTCAAATATTGACGGTGAAACACAATTTGAAGTATTATCAACTAATGGTGATACATTCCTGGGCGGTGAAGACTTTGACCAACGTATCATGGATTACATCATTGATGAGTTTATGAAAGAATCAGGAGTTGACCTAAGCAAAGACCAATTGGCTCTGCAACGCCTAAAAGAATCAGCTGAAAAAGCTAAGATTGAACTATCAAGTTCAACAAGCACAACAGTAAATCTACCATATATCACTGCTGATGCTACTGGTCCTAAACACCTAAACGTAACTATTACACGTGCTAAATTTGAAGGCCTAGTTGAAGAACTAATTAAACGTAGTATCGAGCCATGTAAAGTGGCATTAAAAGATGCTAAATTAACTGCTAAAGACATTGATGATGTTATCTTAGTTGGTGGCCAAACACGCATGCCTAAGGTACAAGAAGAAGTTGAGCGACTATTTGGTCGTGCTCCACGTAAAGACGTTAACCCAGACGAAGCAGTTGCAGTTGGTGCGGCTATCCAAGGTGCTGTGTTAAGCGGTGATAAAACAGATGTTCTATTACTAGATGTTACTCCATTATCATTAGGTATTGAAACAATGGGCGGAGTAATGAGCAAGTTGATTAAAAAGAATACAACTATTCCTACTAAAGCAAGCCAAGTATTCTCTACTGCCGAAGACAACCAACCAGCTGTAACTGTAGCGGTATACCAAGGTGAGCGCGAAATGGTGCAACACAATAAAAAACTAGGCGAATTTAACCTAGAAGGTATTGAGCCAGCACGTCGTGGTACTCCACAAATTGAAATTACTTTAGACATTGATGCTAATGGTATTTTAAAAGTAAGTGCTAAAGATAAAAATACCGGCAAAGAAAAGAACATCACTATCAAAGCTAACTCAGGACTAACTGAAGAAGAAATTGAACGTATGGTTCAAGATGCTGAAGCTAATGCAGAAGCTGATAAGAAAACAGTTGAGCTTGTTCAAACACGTAATACAGCAGATGCACAAGTACATGACATTAAAAAAACACTTGAAGATAAAGCTGATCAAGTTACTGAAGAACAAAAAGCTAATATTGATGCGGCTCTGGCAAAAATTGAAGAAGCAATCAAAGGTGATGATGTAGATGCTATTCGTGACGCAATGGTGGCAGTAAGTAAATTAGTTGAACCATTATACGCAGATCAACAAGCAAAAGCACAACCAACTGTTGAACCAGGCGAACAAACAACTACAGAATCAGCCGACAATGTAGTAGATGCAGAGTTTACAGAAGTTAAAAAGGAGAAAAAATAATGAAAGAACATTATATAACATCTTTTGACATTAGTAATTTACCACGTTTTGCTGTTGGGTTTGATCGTATGTTTGCAGAGCTTGCTCGTACACAAGAAAAGTTAAACAACACTAACTATCCACCTTACAACATTCTTCGTATTGCTGAAACAGAATACTCTATTGAAGTAGCTGTAGCTGGGTTTGAAGAGGACGAACTTGAGGTTGAACTGGTAGATGGTGAGTTGATTATTAGAGGCGAAACTAAATCTAACACCATAGAAAACACAGGTAACTATCTACATCATGGCATTGCAGCACGTAATTTTGTACGTACATTTGCTCTGCCAGATGATGCAGAAGTTAAAAATGCAACAGTTCGCAATGGTATTTTAAAAGTAAATGTAGAAATATTCATTCCACAATCTACTAAAAAATCTATTGCAATTACCTTCGAAAAGTAGTATAATAGTCTTAAGGGTGGAGGAAACTCCACCCATCATTAACTAAAAGAGAAAGAAATTATGGGAAAAGCAGTTACTAGAGTCAGACCAACGCCAAATCTTGAACTTCATGAACCTCCAATGTATCGGGTTATCTACATCAATGATGATGTTACTACTATGGAATTTGTAATCGAAAGTTTAATTACTGTGTTTAATCACAGCCATGATACTGCTGCTGAAATTACACAGAGTATTCATGTAAATGGTAGTGGTATTGCTGCAACGTTACCATACGAAATGGCAGAACAAAAAGGTGTAGAAGTTACACAACTTGCTCGTAATAATGGATATCCATTAGTTATTAAATTGGAACCAGATGCATAATGATTTTTAACAAGATTAAAGAACTTAAAGCTGAAGGTAAGAAGATCGGTATTACCTTTAGTACATTCGACATGCTACATGCTGGCCATATAGCCATGTTAAGTGAAGCCAAAAATCACTGTGATTACTTGATTGCTGGTTTACAAACAGATCCGACCATTGACCGTCCTGATACTAAGAACAAGCCTGTTCAAAGTATTGTAGAACGTCAGATCCAGTTGGCTGCTTGTCGTTATGTAGATGAAGTAGTTATCTACCAAACAGAACAAGACCTAATTGACCTACTGTTAATCCTTCCACTAGATGTACGTGTATTAGGTGAAGAATATCAACATACTGATTTTACTGGTAAGGAAGAATGCCTATATCGCGGCATTGAGTTAATTTATAATAAACGTGATCATTCATTCAGCAGTTCAAGTTTACGTAAACGTGTAGCACATGCTGAAACACTCAAACTATTAAAGTCAGATAATAATGTTACGAAAATTACTAAGTAGTCTAGCTAAATTCTTTACCTGCGGCAGAGGTTGCACAGGTAGTTGTAACCAAGGTAGAAAGGCCTGCGACTGTGAAACTAAGTGATGATACAAAATTTGCTATCTTACTGATAGTGGTTATTATATCAATAGCAATGACATTTTTTCCTCCCAAGACAGAAGTAGCAGTGTTCTATGACTGCCGCATGGCCGAGATTAGTCCAGATGTTCCGCTAAAAGTCAAAGAAGAATGTCGTAAGAAAATGGAAAAACACTCCCTCCCATCATGGCTCAAACCTAAAGGTAATTAAATATGGATGTAATGTTAGATTTAGAAACTTTATCAACCCGTCCAGATGCTACTATCTGCACATTTGGTGCTTGCAAGTTTAGTCCTTATAACCAAAATGATATTGTAGATGGCATCTATTTCCGTATCGATATCGACAGTCAAATTGCTCTAGGGCGTCATGTTGATGACAATACTATTGCTTGGTGGGGCAATCAAGCAGAAGATGTTCGCGAAGAAGCACTTGGCGAAGGCGATCGTATCACGTTAGAACAGTTTTCACAAGAATTAAATAGATTTATTGTAGGAGTAGATAACATTTGGGCACAGGGTCCTGTTTTTGACATTGTTATCTTAGAAAACCTATACAGACAGATGGGTTTACCATGCCCTTGGCAGTTCTGGCAGATCCGTGATAGTCGTACCTTGTTAAGTAGCCTAGGTGACCCACGTGAAAAGAACAAAGCAGGCCTACACAATGCCCTAGAGGATGCTGTAAGTCAAGCACAGGCTGTGCAGTATGTGTTTAAACAAGCCGGAATTACATCAAAACGATGAATGAAAAGAACAGAGAAGCACTGATTATTCTTCAAGAAGAATGTGCCGAAGTTATTCAAGCAGTAAGTAAATGTTATCGCTTTGGGATTGATAATCAACATAAATCGGGTGTATCGCAACGCACTAATCTAGAAATGGAAGTTGGCGATATGTTGGCTTTAGTAGATATATTAATCAAACAAGGTGTGCTAGATCGAAATGGCTTAGACATTGCTAAAGAAAACAAAATTGAAAAATTAAAGATATGGTCAGAGTTATTTAAGGAATAGTTATGCAAATTATATTTGGGCGTGACAACGCAGAAAAATTAAAAGATCGATATACAGTATTGGATTTAGAAACAATCGAAAAAGATGGTACTACTATTGAAGTCTTTTGTTTAATCCCGGGCGATAAGATATCTATCGGTGATTTACCGCAGTTGGATCAATGGACTACTTTACACGCTGAGTTTATTAAAGGATATCAAACTCAACAATATAACTATTGTCGTCAATGCATCGATCATTTAATGGGTAAATTTGGTGGGGAAGTAGACACGTTCTATGAAGAAATATTACGTAGAATAAATGAAGTAGATCCACAAGAAGTTTAATTCAGAGCAAACTACTCAGTTAATTTTCACAGGCAACTTAGTAAATAATATTACTAGGAGCCTAGCCAGTGAAAAAAACAATAATAATATTCACACTGCTTGTGGCAATACCCGCACAGGCCGCACCATTGCCCGACTTTCAATTCAAAAGTCCGAGTTTCAACGGCAATGGATATGGCACATACGTTCTAACTATACAGAACGAAGAATACACACGTGCGCAGGCAATACAACAGGCTCTACAGGCCGCACAACAAGCGGCGGCCACTGCGGCCAGCAATACTCCGCTTAATCAATTCTTAACTAACTTAGAATCACGTGTTCTAGCACAGGTAAGTCAAAACCTAGCCACAGCTATGTTTGCGGGTGGATCTAGTACCAGCGGCACCTTTAACTTCCAAGGTAATACTATAT